CTATGCAAGAATTCACAGGTCTTGAGTATATTAAGATTGCAGCTGCCAACGAATTTGGTATGGACAAATTGTCATGGAAAGACAGAATCTTTTGGTTTGACTACAACGAGCGTGACTTGTTTAGTCTAGTAGACCAAGCTGCCAATAAGTTTTTGTATACAAAAGCTATTAATGCTTATCAAGATGCCGTAAATGGTGTACCTACAGGGTACATCATGTCGTTAGACGCTACTGCATCAGGGCTACAAATTATGGCTTGCTTATCAGGCTGCCTTAAAACTGCAGCTGCTGTCAATTTAATTAATACAGGTGACAGGGAAGATGTTTACACAGAAGTAGCTACTGGAATGAATCTTATTCTAGATCCAGTTGATGCTGTTGTAAGAGCTGATGTAAAGAAGCCTGTAATGACTCATTATTATAATAAAAGCAGGCAAGGCAGTTTAAGAGGTGAGCGAGAAAATGCTTTCCATGAAGTACTAAACTCCTTGTTTTCTGGTGCAGAAGACGTAATGAACTTAATTAATGAGTGTTGGGACAACTCAGCTTTGTACCACAAATGGGTAACTCCAGATGGCCATGTATCTAAAGTCAAAGTGACTGAAGCAATGGATACACGGATTGAAGTTGATGAATTAGATCATACAACTTTTACTTACCGGTATACGAGTAACCAACCTAGTACTAGACATACATCGTTATGTCCTAACTATATTCATAGCTTAGATGCTTGGGTAGCTCGTATGATGGTAAGAATGGCGCATAAGCAAGGCTTTCAATTAGCTCATATTCATGACTCATTTTGGGCATCGCCTAACCATATGAATAAAGTGCGTAATAACTATAGAGTTATATTAGCTAAATTAGCTGACTCAGATGCACTTAATAAGTTTATGCTAGATGTCACAGGTAATAATGTGTTATTAATAAAAGACTCAGCTGATCTAAGTAAGCATATATTAAACTCAGAATATGCACTATCTTAAGCTAAAAATATAAGGGTGCTCCGCACCCTTTTTTAAACTTTAATGTTTTTAATACAATTTATATATTTTAAATTGTAACATTTCTTAATTGGGTTTTTTTTTTAATTAAATATGAGGTGATGCGTGTTAACACTTTTAAGTAAAGGTCTCTTAACTTTTCCATTATTAGTACTAATAGTGTCTGTTTTTCATTTAGGTAACGGAGGTAGTATAAACCCTGAATTAACGTTTGTATTCATGTGTGCTTTCTTTGCAATTGTTACTAAATTACTATCAGTAGTATTTGTTTTGTTTGAAAGAATAGCTAATGATTTATTAGAATTAGCAAAAGACGTAGATGAAAAAGATGATGACGAAATATTTGCATGTTTACATGACGAAGACGATATTAAAGGATTTCTTGAAGATCTAGAAAGTGAGATAATAAGAAGTATTAAATCTAGAAAGGATCGTGAATGAAATTACTCGATGATTTACCGACACCTATTGGTGAGGACATTAGACCAAAAGATCGTATTAAACGAGCATTATCTAGCGCTTGTGTAGAAGAAGAATGGGACAACACTAAGCGAAAATGGTCTCCAACAGAAGCTGATAATAAACATCTTATTTTAGGTGAATCTGCTTGGAATAATAAATACGTCAGTGAAGTTGATTACCGAGGTATTAAAAGCAATAAGTAGGAGTAATTAATGAATAAAGGTCTAATATTTAAGCCTGTAATTCCTGATGAATTTGTAGGCTGCGCTAAATTAATGAAAAATAAGCACCTACTTAAAACACCTTTACATATGTGGACAACAAAACAATTAAACCAATTAGTAGAATTAAGAGCTATTGGAACCACATATAAAAATTGTGCAAAATTGTTAGGTCGTACGCATGGTAGTGTAGTAGCTGCTATTGATACTAACAATTTGTATTCTAAAGTAGATAAAAAACGTGACTTACTTATTTCTAAAATACTTAATTTAGATGAAAGTTTAATAAAAGGACGTTTAAATAATAACAAAAAGGACAGTTTATGAATATAACTTGGAGTTATGATCAAACTAAACTACTGAAAGAAAAATATGGAATACTCCCAGTAGTAGCTTTAGCTTTGGTTTTAAATAAAACTGAAACAGCTGTTTTAAAAAAAGCTAATAAAATGGGTCTAAAGTCTGACCTTTACCATAAAGTCAAATTACCTTTAAGCACTATTAAGAATCTTAGAGAACGAGGCTTTGGTACAAGACAAATAGCTCGTTTAATAGGCTGTTCTCATGGTGGTGTGGCTTACGCTGAAAAACATCATTCTTTTAGACGGAGAGATAACTAATCATGGAATTAAAAAAAACAATTGATGAACCTAAAACTGACCCAGCTTATACGGATTCAGCAATAAAATCTCAAGTAGGTGGTAGTCATTATCAAGTTCTTGGAGTGCAACCACTTGAAGCTACTTTTGCTAATTTTGGTTACATAGGTTTACGTGCTTCTGTTCACACTAAAGTATGTAAATACTTAACTCGTGATAAAGGCACTCATAAAGAAGACATTACAAAAGCAATACATGTATTGCAAATGCAATTAGAATTCCTAGAAAGGAGTGAAAATAAATGTCCCTTTTAAAAGATCAATTAGCTAAGGCTCGTAAAATTGAAGACATTCGTCATGAAATGACTACTTATCAAAACGCTATTAAAAGCGGCAGTAGTTACTCTGAATACTATCAACGTAAAATAAAAGAATTGCTTGTAAAACTAAACGCAATTTAAATGCATTAAAAAGTAATCAAGAGACACCCAAGGGTGTCTTTTTTTATACGTGCTCCGCACGTTTTAACCAATTAATTATTATCCAGGAAAAACTATGGAACTTTCAACTAAAGACATTCCAGAAGCGATTGTCAACGTATTATATGCAGGCAAAGTACCTTTCTTAAAGGGAAGCCCTGGCATCGGTAAATCTGACATTATTAAACAGGTTGCTGAAGAACTTAATCTAAAAGTAATTGACTTTCGTTTAAGTCAAGCAGATCCAACTGACTTACAGGGTTTTCCTGGAGTTGAGAATGGTCGTGCTACATTTTTACCAGCTGCTTTGTTTCCTATTGAAGGAGACACAGTACCTCAAGGATACAATGGCTGGTTATTGTTCCTAGACGAGATGAACAGTGCTCCATTAAGTGTGCAAGCTGCAGCTTATAAGCTCTGTCTTGATAGGCAAGTAGGTCAAAATAACCTACATAAAAATGTAGCTGTTATAGGTGCAGGTAACTTAGCGACAGATAAAGCTATTACTCAACGTATAGGCACTGCTATGCAGAGTCGTCTTATACATCTGAACATGAGTGTAGATCCAGACCATTGGCTCAAGTGGGCTAACATAGCTGGTATTGACCATCGTATTACATCATTCATCGAGTACAGGAAAGAATTGCTATTTAAATTTAATCCATCACATGCTGATGATACTTTTGCTTGTCCACGTACATGGGCATTCTTATCTGACATAATTAAAGGTAAGGAAAAGCTTAGCCATATTGATGTAGTTACAGCTGCAGGTACTGTAGGTGAAGGCTGCGCATTAGAATTCAAAGGCTTTAGTGAAATCTTTCAAAGTCTACCTAAAATCAAAGACATTATTAGTAAACCTGGTACTGTCAAAATACCTAATGAGCCAAGTGTGCATTACGCATTAGCTGGTCTTATTGCGTACGAAGTAACAACACAAAACATTGATAACCTATCCAAATTTGTAGAGCGTTTACCAGCTGATTTTCAAGTAGTTACTTGGAAGTCTGCAGTACGTCGTAACGCTGAAATAATGGAAGCACCTTACATTGATGCATGGGTTACTAAAAACGCTCAGGAGATGCTATGAGACATTACTTAACAGCTTTAGATGCCACAATAGATCATAACGTATTTAAAAACGTTTCTGAATCAGACTTAAATTTAATGCATCTTGACGACACACCAAAAAAAGTTAAGGACATGTGTTGTATATCTAACCATGTAGCAGCTAGATTTAATAAAGATGATTTAAGAAGGTTTTATTATAGTCAAAATTACGCTGGAGCTTCTTATAAATTATTTGAAAATAATGATTTTGAATTACAGATTGGTTCTAATATAGCTGATGTAGTTTATATTAAAGCTCTTAATCTTTTAATAGCTCCTTCAAAACGTTTTAATCATTGGTTTATAAATGTTACTGCTCATAGTTATAACAGTAATAATGTTGTTGCTAAAGTACCTAAAAACAATATAGATAAGGATGCCTATATAATTGTTGATTTATCAAATTATCATAACGGACGTGTAAGGTTTGATATATCTCAACAAGGTACTCAAGTTTTTAAACAAAATGGTTTTAACAAATATTGTCATCAAACTGATGCAATACGTAATTTTTACATGCCACCTAATAAAGAATTACGTAAACAATATCGTGAAAAAATAGATGCCTTAATAAAAAAAGTAACTTTATTAAGTTATTTAAAAGATGACGGAAGCGATGTTAAAGTTCCTAAAGGATTAGACGACATTGCACGAGAAAAATGGCGAAACCATAACCATGAACCTAATTGGGCTCACGAGCAAGCTTTTGAATATATTCAAAACAATTACGATGGTCAGCTTGCTCTTAAATCTTTTTTAGATCGTGGGCAAGTGCGACGCAATTATAGTCTTGGACGTGATGTTATTAAAGAAATGGTTAAACATCATACTGAATATAGGCATGAGATTGAAGTAGATTACTTTACTTGTAAATTACATGAACACTTTCGTTCAGAACTTAAATTAAATTAAGGAGAAAATTGTGGAATATCCAGCAGTTGAAATTACTCCAGCTCTACAAAAAGAGTTAGACAAAACAAAAATCGGCTTAATGATGCAAGGAGGAACTTTCCTTATAGCTGTTGGTTTAATGATGCAGCATGTATTTACAGAAATTGTAAGTACTGCTGCTACAGACGGTAAAAGGATCTATTTTAATCCAGCATTCTTTAACGGTTTATCTAAGCAAGAACGCATTGGCGTTTTAGCGCATGAAATTATGCACATTGCTTTAATGCATCCAATCCGTAAAGGAGACCGTGATCATAATTTGTACAACCAAGCAGGTGATTACGTTATAAACGATATATTACGAAACGCTGGTTATGTTTTACCTGAGCCACATTTATATGATCCAAAATATCATGGGTGGAGCACTGAAGAAGTTTACAACGATCTTTTTCAAAACCAAGGTAACCAAGATAAACCTAATATCCTTGAAGGAGATGTTGATTTTTCAGAAGATGCAGACACTGAAACTAAAGGCGATATTGCTACTAGCATTCAAGATACTGTAATGAAAGCCAGAGCCCAGGCTAAAATGGAAGGTGGTGAAGAAGCCGGTAAAATACCTGGTGAAGTAGATCGTTTAATTGATGATTTAATCAACCCAGTATTAGATTGGAGTCAACTTCTAGCAAGGTTTATGGATAGCAATACTAAGAATGATCATACTTGGAAACGTCCTAACAGGCGTTATTTTCCTACTCATTATATGCCTACTATGTATTCAGAAACTATAGCTCATCTTACAGTTGCTATAGATACATCTGGATCTGTAACTGATCCTATGATGTCTGAAATACTTACAGAAGTTAAAAGCATTTATGATACGTATCAACCAAGCAATATGACTATACTTGATTGTGATCACACTATTCATAACATACACGAAGTAGACGACAGTACAGATATTATGAAGCTTAAGTTTACTGGTGGGGGTGGCACATCATTTTACCCAGTATTAGATTACTGCAAAGAAAATGCTACAAATGTTTTGCTTTATTTTACAGATCTTTATGCAGAATCTATTACTGCAGAAGATGGGTACGAATTTGAAACTATGTGGATTTGTTATTCAAAACAAGAAGCACCAGAATACGGGGAGACCATATATTATGAGTCAGAACACGCATGGTAAATTGCTTGCTACAGTTAGTCTAGGGTACGGAACTAAGTTCTTATTACCATTAGAAGATGCAGTAACAATAATGAAATCTTTAAAATCTGCAGAAATAATGACAGGTTACGGAGATACTTTAGCTATTGAAGGGTTTGATTTTGATAGCAAAATGTCTATGGAATTAGTTAGCGAAGTTAACGTTAATAAAATAAGAATTAAACAAACTATTTCAGGAGATTAATATGGGTAAATTATCTATGATAAATCTTCTGAATTCAATACAGTCAAAGTTTGTTTTACCTGCTATTAAAAACAGAAAGGAATTTCTGTTTAATTATCTTAAAAATATGACTGAAGAAAATTCAAAATATTTAACGTTTATACTTCAAGAAACTAATGGCACTCAATCTATTATTCATACTCTTGATGATGATAGCCACTTAGCTAATGAGGTTAAAACTATTTATTTGTTTGGATTACCTGATTGCAATCAAGTAGAAATAAAAAAGAATCTACAACTTATAGATAAATTAAAAAAATCTATAAAAGAAATTAGAGTTTATTTATGTTACTTAAATAACAAAAGTCACAATGTTGTAGATATTGCGTACGCATTACCTGCGCACATTAATCAACTTGTTCCAATGGTAACACCTGAAACTTATTCTATTAAAGATTTACGTGATCCACGAATTTACGCTTTATTAAATGAGTTACAAATAAAACTATTATTATTATCATAAGTGCTCCGCACTTTTTCATGAAAAGGGGAACATCATGGGTTGCGACATTCATTTATTTAAAGAATACCGTTCATCTGACATACAGGACAACAACTGGATAAGTTACGATCACTGGCATAGTCATGGAGGTAAAGAAATGGGTAGAAATTTTGACAATTCTGCACCGTCTAGAAACTATGCTGCTTTTGGTATGTTAGCTGAAGGAGTACGTGGTGAATACCCGTATAGTGTAGAATGCAAAGGTCTTCCTGATGATGTAACTTATCTTGTAGATAATGAGCACAAAGGTTGGGGAGTAGATGCTCACTCTGCTACTTATTTTACAGAAGTTGAATTAAATAAATTACTTATTAAACTATCTATAATGAATGAAGATAACAGTGACGTAAGCAGACAAAAAGACTACTTAAACCACATGATCCAATATATGAATAAAGTACCTTTTGAATTCTGTATAGAACATCATGCGGAAAAACGAATTATATTTTGGTTTGATAACTAAGGAAATAGTATGGGTAAAAGATTTGAAAACTCTGAGGGAGTCGTTATGATGATGAACCTTAAAGGAATGCATCAAGTACATTCACATAATGCTAATGGTGTGCATATTTTTAAAACCACTGAAGAATGGCGAGCACTTACTCATTATCAACTTATGGTAAATGAAATGGAGAATCTAGATGATAGCAGAAATATTAGTTTGTCTAGCTCTTAATGGTTACCATGAAGCTCGTGGAGAGCTTACAGCAGGTGAAATTGCAGTAAACCATGTAGTTATGAACCGTGTACAAGATCCTCGTTACAAGAGCGATGTGTGCAGTGTAGTTAAAGCAGGTAAATATAGAAATAATGCTCCTGTAAAACATGCTTGCCATTTCAGCTGGTGGTGTGACGGCAAGTCTGACAAAACACACGATCTAACTGCATGGCTACGTTCTAATCAATTAGCTAGTAATATATTGTTAGGCTATACTCCTGATATTACAGATGGCGCTACTCACTACCATAAAATAGGTTATTACCCTAATTGGATAAATGATCGTGGTATGGTTCGCTTAGGCTTAATAGGTGAACACATCTTTTATAGGTGGGAGTAATACTATTAATAATACTAAAACTAATGGATTGGATAAATGTACCGCTATAGAAATTAAGCATTTCATGGAATATATGATGCAACATTACACTTTAGTTGAAATCCAAGAAATATTAAGCAGTGATAGCTTATATAATTTTTATACGCTTATATCTATTAAATCATACGCATGACCGACCGCAGTTGATCGCGGTTTTCCTGTAGGACTTGTCCACCTATGGTCACAACGGACTCCCAATTTCTGAGGTATCTATGAAACATCTGTATACCCATCCGGATAAGTTTCCGGAAGCTGCTCTATTAATAAAAGGAGCAGCATTCAAGTATTTTGATATAAAAAAACATTACGCAGACCCATTAAATATCTGTTTAAAAGCTTTACCATTGGAATACAATTCTTTAAATAAAGCACCTGCTAAAATGATTAAAGAAGTTTTGCCGGCTATTTTAGCTAATTTAAATGCTGAAGGCATAACCACAGTAATTATTGCAGACACTGCTTATTTTAAAGCTGCTACACGGCAATCTAAAGCTGAACCGCATTATGGCTACAAAATGCCTTGTACAGTAGCCGGGTACGAACACATGTGTGTGTTTTTAACCGCTAACTATCAAGGATTATTTTATAACCCACGTATACAAGAAAAAATTGATCTTAGCTTGTCAGCGATTGCAACCCATCTAGATGGCAGTTACCAAAAGCCAGGTCAAAATATTATACATTCATCAACGTATGTTACAGATTTAAGTGAAATAGAAAAAACACTAAAAATGTTAAAAAAACATACTTTCCTTACTTGTGACGTAGAAACCTATGGTTTAAGTATTGATAAATCCCGCATAGCTACTATTGCATTTGCATGGAACCAACATGAAGGTGTGTGTATAAATCTTAACCATCATCTTACTCGTACATTTGAAGAAAATGCTGCAATAAAAAAGATGTTTAAAAATTACTTTATTGAATCTAACGCTACACATATATATCACAATGCTACATTTGACGTGCGTTGTATTATTTATGACTTCTTTATGAAAGATAGTACTGACTTTGTTGGAATGATAGATGCGTTAGATGTTATGTATGAAAATGTGCACGACACTAAGTTAATTACGTATTTAGCTACTAACAATACTGCAGAAAATAAGTTGTCATTAAAAGACAATTCAATTGAGTTTGCTGGCAACTACGCTCAAGAAGATATTAAAAATATTAACTTGATACGCACTGTAATACTTATGGAATACAATTTAACTGACTGTTTAAGTACTTGTTATTTGTTTAATAAATATTACGACAAAATGGTTGCTGATAATCAGCTGGACATTTACAACAGTATTTTTATACCTTCATTGAAAAATATTACACAAATGGAGCTTACAGGTATGCCTATGGATATGGGTGCAATTGTAAAAGTCTCTGACGATCTTAAGCAAATTATGAAAGATCGCACAAATAGTTTAATGAATGAAGAACTAGTAAAAGATTACTTGTGGCTAGAACAAAAGAAAGCATTTATTATAAAAAATACTCTTCTTAAAAAGAATTTTAAACCTTTAGATGATTTTAAAAGTGTTTTAAACACTAGTAGTCCTAAGCAAATTGGAGCACTTTTGTATGAATTTCTAGGTTTACCCGTATTAGACACAACTGATACAGGTAGACCAGCTACTGGTAAAAAAGCCATAAAAAAACTGTATGATTCTTTAATAAGTAAATTTAAAATAAATGAGGATGAATTATGAGTCAATTCAGACTTTCTGATTTAGGTGAAAAATTTAAAACACAAATTTTAGAAATTTCTCAAGATGTAATTGATATAAATTGGGAACTTGTAGATTACAATTTAAAAACCAATGCTATATCAGGAGATTTAGTTCTTCTTATAGAGTATACAGATGAAGAAGATGATTTTAATAAACTTAAAACTACTCTTATATTATCTGATATGGATGTTAACGTAGGTAGTATAACTGCTGGTTATAAAACAGCCACACTTTGGCCTGTAACTGAAGTTAATCCATCTATTGCACGATATATTATTCGCACTTTTATTTCTTTAGATGATTTCCCAGAGATTGCTTTAGGTAATTACATCAAAGACGCACAGGAAACTCTTACCTATGAGTGGACAAAAAAAGATCAAGACTAAAGAAGAAGCTATTAAAGTAGCTAGAATTCTTAAGTACTTAATAGAAATAAATGAAGTCAGTAAATTATTAACTGCGTTTATTCCTGCGTTCATGTTTAAAACAATACTCAAAATGGGTAAATGGTTTTTACACGGTAATTTTCACATGGGAGGTACTAGATCAGGTCGTTTAAGTTCATCTAAAGTTAACTTACAACAATTACCTTCTACTGGTAGCAAATTTGCTAAATCCATTAAAGGTTGTTTTAAAGCTCCTGATGGCTGGGTAATTGTAGGTGCTGACTTTTCTAGTTTAGAAGACAGAATATCTGCTCTTACTACTAAAGATCCAAATAAACTAAAAGTTTACACTGATGGTTATGATGGTCATTGCATGAGGGCATTCGCTTACTTTAGTAAGCAGATGCCCGATATTGTAGACACTGTTAGTTCTATTAATTCTATTGAAACAAAGTATGAAGCGCTTAGGCAAAGATCTAAAGGGCCAACATTTGCACTTACTTACCAGGGCACTTCACATACTTTAATAAACACTCTAGGTATTCCTAAAGCAGAAGCATTAGAGATTGAAAAAAACTATCATGAGCTTTACAAGGTTTCAGATAAATGGGTTCAAGAAAAGCTAATTCAAGCTTCCAAAGACGGCTATGTAACAGGCGCATTTGGTCTTCGACTAAGAACCCCATTATTAGCTAAAACCATCTTAAACACGCGTCATACGCCGTTTGAAGCTCAAGCAGAGGGACGAACTGCAGGTAATGCTCTAGGTCAGTCTTATGGTCTGTTAAATAACAGAGCAGCTAATGAATTTATGGACAAAGTACATGCATCTGAATACAGATATAGCATTTTACCTATAGCTCACATACATGATGCCCAATATTACATGGTAAAAGCTGAGCCAGAACTAATTTGTTGGTTAAATACTAATCTAGTAAACAGCATGTCTTGGCAAGATTTACCCGAACTTGAACATGATTATGTTAAACTAGGTGCTTCATTAGAAATATATTATCCAGACATGAGTAATAAAATTACAATATCTAATAATTCTACTGAAGCAGAAATAATACAAGCAGTGCTTTAAAAATGCTACAGTTAGTGTGCTCCCGTTGATGAGCATACATACAGGGTATTTCCCCTCTCTGAAGTTAAAAAATCAATAAGCCAGGGTTATTGTTTTTCCCCATAGTGCTGTAGTCCCCGCAGCAGGTGACAGAGGGGACATTTTATTGTCTCTACTATAAAACAAAATGCAAATGTGCTCCGCACAATTCTATAAAGAGAAAAACATATGTTCACAAATACATCAAATTTGCCTATTAGTGTCGCTGTATGGTTAGCACACGATGACTACGATCATTCTAATGACCCATATCATATAAGTGCTACTAGTCTTCTTAAACCTATTAAAAGTCTCGTATTAAGCAATCGTGTAACTAATAACTCTAATACAGATGTAGCAGATTTAATAGCTAGTAGAATGGGTACTGCAGTACATACTGCAATAGAGAATGCCTGGTTAAATTCATCTCGAACAGAAACCTTACACAAGTTAAATTATTCACAAAAACTTGTAAACAACATAGTTATTAACCCGTCACCTAGTCAAATTACAGAAGACACTGTACCTATTTACATGGAGTTACGTGGCTCTACAAAAGTAGGTAAATACACTGTTTCTGGTAAGTTTGACTTTGTATCTGGTGGAGTTCTTGAAGACTTTAAAACTACCGGTACGTATGGCTACATAAACCAGTCTAATGCTGAAAAATACATTCAACAAGGGAGTATCTACAAATGGCTACATCCTAAAATAATTACCGAAGACTATATGTACATTCAGTACATATTTACCGACTGGAGTGCTGCTAAAGCAAGGCAGGATAAAAACTACCCATCCAGCAGAATTGTGCCTCAACGATATGTACTTAAGTCTGTACAAGATACAGAAGCATTTGTAGTATCGCGCATCAACATGATTGACATGTATCGAGATGCTGCTCAATCAGAAATTCCTGACTGTACTCCTGAAGAATTATGGGAAAGAGCTTCTGTATTTAAATATTATAAAAACCCTGAAAGTAGAGCTAGATCTACTAAAAATTTTACAACATACCACGAAGCGCATGAACGCATGATACAAGATGGTTCTGTAGGTGTAGTTGTAGAAATTAAAGGAGAAGTTAAATTTTGTGCTTATTGTCCTGCTGTTAGCATATGTAAACAAGCTAAGGGATATATAGCTGCAAGTAGACTGGTGATTTAATTATGTTTTATATAAATTGTGAAGAGGATGGTCTAATTAAGACTGTCGATGCGTTTGAGTTCTATGATGAAGCTTGTGACGTCATTGTTGAGTACCGGAACGAACACCCTAAGATTGATTATTGCATTAGTGAAATAGAATATAGCGGTTGGTATGACTACTAAGGAGTTTTTATGAAAAGTTTTGAAGATATGGACTATTTTGTCCCACAAGAAAAGTTAGTTAAAACTCTGATCCAAAAGACCCAGAACAATAACCCACTGTTCTTTAGAATATTGACTGTATACTATTTTTCTAAAATAGCTTCTATGATGCGTGTCAATGTTAAAACAATGCATCAAGGAACTATACCTGTAAACACATACGCTATTAATCTTAGTGTGTCTGGCTCAGGTAAAGGTTTTAGTACTAATATTCTTGAAGAAAATGTTATTCATTTATTTAAAGAACGTTTCTTAAGTGAAACATTTCCAGCATTGGCGCTCCACAATATACATAAAGAAGCTATACGTAGAGCCCCAAGACGCAATATGTCTACTGATGAGATGGAGGAAAAATTAACTAAAGAATTTGAAATGCTTGGCCCATTGTTGTTTAGCTTTGATTCAGGTACTTCACCTGCTATCAAACAAATGCGTCAAAAATTACTAATGGCAGGTATTGGCAGCATTAACTTAGAAATTGACGAGATTGGCTCTAATCTTGTTCATAATACTGATGTATTAAATTCATTCTTAGAGTTATACGACGTAGGTAAAATTAAAGCTAAGTTAATTAAAAATACTGCAGAAAATCTACGTAGTGAAGAAATTGACGGTAAAACACCAACTAACATGATGCTTTATGGAACTCCCAGTAAGCTAATGAATGGTGGAAAGACTGAAGAAGAATATCTATCTATGCTTGACACAGGTTACGCAAGACGTTGTTTGTTTGGTTACTCTACTAAGGTATTAACAGACATTAATGTTACTCCAGAAGATTTGTATGACATGCTAACTGATAGCTCGTCAGACACTGTATTAGATGATTTAGCAATTAGTATGCACAAACTTGCAGATCCTATTAATTTTAATAGTGAGTTAGCGTTATTAAAACCTGAATCCCTTATTCTTTTAGAGTATAAGCAACTATGTGAAAGTCGTGCTCGCAATATGCGTGAATTTGAAGAAATTCAAAAAGCAGAGATGAGCCATAGATATTTTAAAGCACTTAAACTTGCTGGAGCTTATGCATTTATTGACAGCAGTTCAACAGTGACTTCCAGTCACCTGTACAGTGCATTTAAATTAGTAGAAGATTCTGGTGATGCATTTGAGAATATGCTTAATAGACCACGTACACACGAACGTGTAGCTATATATTTAGCAGATGTTCGCAAAGAAGTAACCCATGTAGATCTTATGGAAGATTTGCCTTTCTTTAGAGGAGGTGCAGCTCATCGCAAAGATATAATGAGCCAAGCTATTGCATGGGGTTATCGTAATAACATAGTTATACGTACTTCCTACTCAGATAGTATTGAGTTCTTTAAGGGAGAAACAATGGATGAGACAGATTTATCTAACTTAAGAATATCTTATTCTACAGACATTGTTAATAATTATGAGCCTGAGTATGCACCTTGGGATCAGCTGCATCATTTAGTTAGTTCTGCTGATTATCATTACGCAGCTCATCACTTTCAAGATAAGTACCGTACTTCTGATAAAGCTATACCTGGTTTTAATCTAGTTATTCTAGATATAGATGAAGGTACTTCATTGAAGCAAGCTAAAATGCTTTTAAAAGATTATAAAGCATTTTTTGCTACAACTAAGCGACATACAGACGAGCTTAATCGTTTTAGAATTATAATGCCTCTTACACATACTGTTAAGTTAAATACTGCACTATATTCTAAATTTATGACTAACTTGTTTGAATGGCTACCATTTGAAACTGATCGTTCTACTAAAGATATTGCACGTAAGTGGGAATCTTTTCCAGGAGAAAGTTCTTACCAGGAGGGTAAGTTACTTGATGCATTAATGTTTATCCCTGATACAAATAAACAAGCAGAGCAACGTCAAAAAATTATGGATCATGCTTCTCTATCTAATTTAGAAAGATGGCTGTTGCTTAACGCAGGTGTGGGTAGTAGATCTAACACACTTATTAAATATACTTATGTCTTAGTAGATGGTGGTCATACAATTGAAGGCATTCGTAATGCTGTAATAGCTTTTAACCAAAAAATGGATAGTCCACTACCTCAAGAAGAACTTGAGAAAACAATTTTAACTACGGCCATGTCAGCTGTAACTAAACGCGATTCGGAGTAATTACATGAAATTAAACGACAACCTGGTACTTATATCAGGTAAGAGTGCTACAGGTAAATCAGCTAGTCTGATGAACATTCAAGACCCTGAAGGAGTCATTTATCTAAATTGTGAAAACAATAAAAAATTACCTTTTCGAGGTAAGTTTAAAGAGTTTGGCATTACAGACCCATTACAGGTCTATGAGGCTTTTGACGAAGCTGAAAAAATGGACGATGTGCATACCATTGTTGTAGATAGTTTGACCTACATGATGGATATGTTTGAATCGTATTACGTGCTTAACTCATCTAATACGATGAAAGCATGGGGCGATTATGCCCAATTCTTCAAGAAGTTAATGAGTAAATATGTTGCTGAATCTTCTAAAAATGTGATCTTTATTGCTCACACCTCTGACATCATGAATGATGCTGAAATGGCAATGGAAACACTTGTTAAAGTGAAAGGTTCTCTCATGAACCAAGGTATTGAGTCCTATTTCTCTACTATAGTTAGTACAAAGAAGGTAAATCTCAAGCATTTGAAAAAGTATGAGAGCGACTTACTGGAAATATCTCCAGATGAAGAAGAACTAGGCTTTAAATACGTCTTCCAGACTCGTATCACCAAAGATACAGTTAACGAGCGTATGCGAGCTCCGCTCAGTATGTGGTCTACTAACGAGACATTTACTGATAACAATATACAGTTGGTTATTAACCGACTTCACGAATACTATATTTAATACAGGTACTAAAATTATGGATTTTCTAGAAAAATTAAAAACTTCTGCAGCAATTGCCGGTGAAACCAATACATTAGGTGGAGGTGGTGGCATTCTTGAATCAGGTGTTTATGAAATGACAGTTGAAACTGCTTATTTTGATACATCATCAGGTGGTGCAACAAGCTTAAATCTTGTATTTAAGTCTAATGATGGTCAAACACTACGTCAGACCATTTACGTAACATCTGGCACTGCTAAAGGCGGATTAAACACCTATGTTGATAAACGGACAGGTACAAAGAAGTATCTTCCTGGATTTAACACAGCTAACTCTATTTGTTTGTTGGCTACTGGTGAAGAAATTTCTGCTCAAGAAATCGAAACTAAGACTCTTAAACTTATGGACTGGGAAGAGCGCAAAGAAGTGCCTCAGCAAAAGTCAGTAGTCATGACCCTCTTAGGTAAAGATATTACTCTTGGTGTTAAGAAAGTTATTGAGAACAAACGTGAACAAGATGCATCTGGTGCATGGGTTTCTGCTCCAAGCGGTGAAACACGTACTCTTAACGAGATTGATAAAGTCTTCCGTGCAGGTGATCATATGACTACTCCTGAGATTCTTGATGAAGCTACTAGTGCAGACTTCTACACAAGTTGGGTAGCCAAAAACACAGGTGTTAATCGTGATAAGTCTCTTGCTAAAGCAGGTGAATTTGTTGCTACTGCATCTGCATCTAGTAATGCGTCACAAGCTCCTAAAAAGAGTTTGTTTGCCTAATGCAGAAGACATTCTCTTCTCCGTTGAGTGTTCTGGTTAATAGGCGAGGAAGGAAGTTTATCCTGAATCTAAATAACTATAGGAACACTCACTATCAGACACTTAATAAAGCAAAAATTGTGTATAAAGAAGATATGCGAGACCAACTCGTTGGTTCTAAGTTTAAGTGTCCGATAGAGGTTGAGTATTGTCTGATGCCCAAAACAGCCCGTAGAACGGACTTAGGCAATGTGCTGTCTGTTCATCAAAAGTATTTTGAAGACGCTCTTGTAGAGCTTGGATGCATACCTGATGACGACTATAAGCACATAGTCCGTACTACTTTTGTATTTGGTAAAAAAGATAAAGATAATCCACAAGTCATCATTAAAGTTAAGGAGTTGTGATGGACATTAAAATGAAAACCGAAGATGTGCAAGAAGCCATCCGAGAGTACTATATAAGACGAGGATATTCTAGAGATCAATTAATAGATATTCACGTTAAAGGAGGTCGTAAAGTTAAAGGCAATGATGTGCCTAATAACGGTACAGTAGAGTTAACTTTAAGGGACGCATACATTTGTCCAATTGAAGATGACATTATACCTCCTCCAACATTTAACGCAGCATCTGAAGATGTAACTAATATTGTTAACGAATTAGAAGATATTATGGATGATAAACCTCCTGAATTGTCTGAAGACACACAATTAGAAATGCTGTTAGAGATTGCCGGTGATTTACCAATGAATGTATCTGAACCAGTTACAGCTGGTAGTAAATTTAAGAGTTTATTCTCATGAAATCATTTATAACAAATATAAAAGTACTGTTAACTACTGCTTTAATCTTTGGATTAATTGCAGCTGCACCTTTTATGATTGTTATAGCCGGTGTTTTATTTTCATTAGTAGCAGCCTGGTGTGTAGCCAAGCTGCTATTTATGGATGACAATAATAATTAGAAGACTTCTTTAGCCATTTCAAGCCCACTTTGAGTAAAAGCGTCTTCTACAATACTAAAAGGACTATTTAATAAATTAAAACCCATATCACTTGGGTCATCTATATTCATACCAATATAGTCCTCTAACATTATAAGCGCTATCCCTTCAATAGGTCTGCCTCTCATCATTTTAAATATTACTCTTAACATCCTCATTGGATATTTAGTAAACATTGAAATTCCAGTTTCATTCATGTACTGGAGAATTTGATGATCAGGTATGTCATAGTTAACAAACAGATCCCTTACAAGGTTTTCTGTTTCGTCCTTACCAATCTTTTCTACCTCAGTCTTGTATTTAAAGACTGCCTGCCTTGCAACAAAATCACTATATTGAGTAGTTTTTAATAACAATTTATACATTGAAGTATCATCAGTCATGTAACTATAACGTGCTATAGCTTTAACACTAGTATTTACTGCATTTAAAACTTTATTTTTACCAGCAAATTCATCCACTTTATTACTTATAGCACTTGCATAAGAATATGGATCAGACTCACTATCAATTTCTTCAGTTATACTTTGAAACATACCTCTTCGTATCAACTCACGTACTGGGCTATTGTTAAGCACAGAGCTCATAGAGTTAATACTATCCTGTGCATCATCAATAGCTTGTTTGTTATTTAGCCCTTGTGCACTTTTTAAGTTAGCTTTAGCAACATGTAAATTACGTTTAACGGTCATATAGTTGTTTAAATCTCTAGCTGTGCGTAATTGTTCTTTAAGCATGTATTCTATAGGTACGCCGTTTAGTAACCCAACAATAGTATTGGAAATAATGTTATGGAATAAAACAGAACCTGTTTTAATAACAATATTCTTTTTAGCTGTCGAAACTAATTCTTTCCAAATCACCTCAGCAATTTTAACTGCTCTGAAGTTTAAGAAAGGTAAGTTAGCTATAGAAAGAGATCGTTGACCAAATATTATGTCAATGTATTGCTCATCTATTAAAATTTCATCTTTTCCAAATACTTTTTTAATTTGTTGTCTAGTTTCTGTAGGCAGTAAGTTATACAACTCACGATGCTTAGCTTTACCGCTAGTAAGACTTATTTTAACAAACTCATCTGATCTTTTTAAATAATTAGCGTCGTAGTCTTCTTTTAACAAAGTTAAGGCTTCAACATTTACAACTGATGTTTTTACTTTGTCTTCAATAGACCCAGCTTCACTACTTAATAAAACTTGTGAGCGTAGTTCTTGTTTAAGAACATTTACTTTAGTGTCGTCAGCCATCAAATAACGAAAATCTACTATATTTTGATTAGTGTCAAAAACAGGCACCATTACACTTTGATCTGTAATAGCATAATCAGGATTATTTGCATGTTTTGCGTATTCTTTAGAATTACTTAAAACAGCTGCTTTAACAGCATTTTTTGCGCTACCGTAAGTAAAATTTTCACCAGAAGTAACAGTTAACATTTGACTAAGCAAAGTTCCCGCTGCCTTCATACTAGTAGTAGACATTATTCCTCTATTGTAATCTTGCATAGTCACAAAATCACTTGAGTAAAGAGCTTTAGCTTTTTTAGATGGATCAGATGTAGTGTCATCCTTTAAAGGAGACACTAATTTGTAACCCATTTCTCTCATTTCTTTTTGATCAGCTAAAGGAGCAATTTTTACAGATATATTCGGATTAGTAATATTTTTAATAAACCCTTTAACTGTATGAGTCTCATCGTTATTAAAATTACGCTCTAATGCATCTTGTTTAAGATTTATAGCTTGACCAATAAATTCAATTATACCGTTAGCTCTATTGTTAGCTTTAAACTCTTTTTGAATTATAGCAGCAGTATTAGCATTAGCATTGCTGACGTTGTTTTCTAAAGCATACAGTGATGCTAGTTGATCAATTAGCTTTTGTGTAGCAATTAAATCTTTAGGCATCTGTTTACTAGGGACTATCCCTTTAGAATTAGCAATCATATATGCATTCATACGTTGCATGCGCACAGTTACCTTACCAGTAGCCATAAGAATGCCTAGACCTCTGCTTTGCTGCACATAATGGTTGCCTATTGCACCCATAGCTATCAACTGTTCTCGTATATTTTTAATTCTATTAGTTCTTGTATTGTTAGTGTTAAGCAACAAATCAATTAATCTAGGAATACTTTCTGAATTGTTGTTTGGCAACAATGATATTAAATCTGTTTTTAAAATACCTAAAGTTAAAGCTTCCCAGTCTTTTTTCTCCATTGAAGTTAAGAAAGAATCTTCAATATATTTTCTAACACCCTCAGCTATGTTTTTACGATTTTGATCAATAAGCATATTGGCTTTAGCAAGCATGTGCTCTACTTTTCGATCCATATCATTACTAGGCCCAGTAATTGTCCGGAGGATATATACTAATAAACTGTTTTTGCTTATTCTTAAACGTTTACGACTATCATCTAAAGATTTTTTAAATGGTAATTTGAGCATAACTTCTTGCCCGTCTACTTTTATAGGCACCTGGCCGTCCAATATACCTTCTACTCCTGCTCCAACTACCATAGCAGCATTTCTAGCTACTGCATTTACAACACCTTTTCCTCTAGATTTGTCTGCAACTTTAAAGCTTGCTTTTGCTATTGGTGCAAAAACATATTTAGTAAAAGCGCGTTCAGCTATGTTGTCACCCATAGTTATACGCTTCATTATCATATTAGTATTAAATCTAGATTTAGTGTCTACTTTATTTAATGCAGCTACTAATTGTATTAAATGCTTATCTGCAGTAGTTCCACCTTTTTTAATACGATTAAATATTTGATCAACTACTTTTAAAAATAATTCCTGTATGCGTCCACCAAATGTAGTTGCAGTTGCCCTTTCAGCTTTATAAGGCATTTCTGCAAGCTCTGCAATTAAGCGAGAATCAGTTAAGCCAAATGTAACAAACTCGTGGATACCTTTAGCACTTACTTTATCTTCATTGCCGGCAGTCCAAAATTGTCCTTTTTGTGCAAAAATATATTCGTAAGTACCTTTTGCATATGCAATTTCAGCAGCTTTATCATACAAGTGCCCAGCAACGCCTTCATCAGGCGACATGAATACTTTCCAACCTTCACCTTTGTATTTTGTATTTAAATACCTACGAGTACGCTCTCTAAGTTTTACAACTTCAGATGCTATTGGAGATAGTTTTGGATCGTCAAACATAAATCTAGTAATTGCGTGAACTAACTCATGAACATATGTTGTTCGTTCAGACCCTTGGTTTAGTAATATATTACTACCATTATTTACACCAAAATTTAAAAGTATTTCTTGATCTTGAATACTACCAGCATTACGATTGCCAGCTCTTCGCATTCTTAAGCTAAAATTACCTAACGAATTTAATGCCGGGCCCACTACATCTCCTAACAAGTTTCGTAAATAACTTAAATGTTCTGCAGTATCTGTAGAATTACCTTGTCTGTCTCCTATACCTAATGAGTCAAATATTTCTAATGCGTTACTTCCAGACAATACTTCACTATCTGAATGAACAAAGTTTTTAGGATTTATAGA